CGTCAGGTGCTTTTCGATTTGCCAGGGGTCGGTCATGACGGCGAGCTCCGGTGCTAACTGCGGAGGCATGCCCAGCAGTTGATCCCGCAGCAGGCGGCCCGCGTTGAAGGCGCCGGTTTCCACCGCGATACGCTCGACCAAGGTGCCCTGCTGTTTGTGGAAGTTGGCTTGCTCTTGCAGGGCCAGGTAGTGCTCGCGCAGAGCCCGAGATTTTTGGAAGTCCACCGCCTGCCCGACTTGCGGCACCGCAGGTTCTTCGACGGCGATTTCAGCCTCCTTTTGAAGGCGAAGCCGTTCGTGTCGATTGGCGACGGCGGCTTTGCTTGGGTCGGCGGACTCGGACAGCAGGGCTTCGGTGGCTTCCAGCTCCACCTTGCCATCCTCAGTCAGTACCAATCGATCCTGATTCGCCAACTTGGACACATACGATTTCGCCCAGCCGCGCCGTGCTGCAAACTCCGTTTTGCTGATTACAGTCATGATGGAATGTCCTGTTCACCTAATGAATACGGGGGGTTCACCTGTTCACCCCAGTTCACTAAGCTGGTGAACTGTCCGCTAACACTTTCCCGCGGGTTTCCGACCCCGTACCCGCCGAATATCCCCAGGGTCCCCGGCGGTTTCAGGCTGGGCCACCGCCATTCGGCGGGACTTCGCACACACCAAGTCGCTTGGCAGCCCAGCGTTCGTACAAGCCGATGGCAACATCTGCGCCGGCCATTGCAGTCAGGCAACCCAAGGCGCCCGCCGTCCATAGGGACATCCCGGCGGCAATCATCAGCATCATCGCCGAGACCCCGCAGACAATGCAGGCACCAGACCGAAGCGCGAGCCGCCGCAACAATGCCCAGCCTCGCGCCCCATCCTTGTCTGCTCGCCACATCTCCCCCGACACACCGCCGACCAGCGCCAGGACAATCACTAACCAGATCGGCATCTCTGCCAGTGCTTGCTGCTCGTTTGTCATCGCCTACCCCATGAACGAAAAAACCCGGCGCAGTGGCCGGGTTTAGTGGTGTGGTGCCTGCCGCTCTCTGCGGTCGCACCTATCGAAGATGACTACTTTTTACAGGTCGATTCCGGTGGCAGCAACCCCGTTTTAATGCCACCCAGTGAATAAGTGGGCAACGCACGGTGAACGCCTAGCGAATGTCGGCGAATACACCACCACGGCATTCTGTTGTTTCGGTGGTGTCCCATACGTCCCACTATTCAGAATCGAAGTAGGACACCTGAGAGCGCCTAAATTCGGGGCCTCGCCCACTGTCCTACTTATCTTTCTACTTTCTCGTGTAAAGGAAGAAACTTAAAGAACACGCGTACGCGCGATATGCGCGCATTGCTGCCCGCTACGCTTACACGGGCGGGAGTCACTTCTAGGCGGGACGGTGGGACAGACCAACAACGACAAGGCCCGCACCTGTCCCGCTGCATCAGAGCGCAGCGGGACAAGACGGGCCAGTGGGACAACAACAGGCGAAGCAGTGCCTGGGGTCACGCAGCCATCCCCATCATCATGCCGAGGATTTGCAGATGCGCGTCATGCAAGCGCTGATAGTAAGTGTCACGGCCACAGCCGCAGTGGGCATACCGCAAGCGCATATCCACATCAAGCGTGCAGTAATGCTCCCGCACGACTATCACCAGCTCGGGCGCAAGGTGCTTGGTCACAATCAGCTCGATATCCAACGAACTCTCGAGCGGTGCACGGAATGCACGTCGCCCCCGGATCAATTGCCCATTGGTCTCCATCATCATGGCGACCATGTTCCCACCAGCGAGACCGCCACTCGAAAGGTCTGAATGCAACTCCTGAGCCCACGACCGAAGCAGCGAGTCGATCTCCTTAATCATCGAAACAAGGCTCCTCGAACGCTTCCCGCTGCAACGCCGAAGCACCGCCCCACCCTGCCGGCTTTTTGTATGCCCAAGGCCGCTGCCCGCTCTTAGCCAACGCAGGCAACCGCACCCGCCGCCAACCCAGCCGATGCATGATTGCCCCGACCCGCATCTGCTCCGGCTTACCCCAATGCCCAAAGTCCAACTTGAGCGCACTGGTCAGCACATCACTACCGGTGGTGGTCTCACCGATTTGCGACTCTTCCAGCCAGGTCAGAATCGGCCCTTCCCACTCATCCACGACAAAGCGCTCGTCCTGCTCCTCGCCGAACATCGTCGCCTCATCCAGCGTTACCCACCAGAGATCACCCGCGTCGTAACAGAACACCGCTTCGGCCCATAGCTGATCGCGCATCGAACGTAACAACTCAAGATCCACCTTGGTACACGCCACCGGCCAATAGCGCCGGTTACCCGTGGCATCCTTTAGATACTCGTCCTGGTTGGTCGTACCCACAAACACACACTGGCGTGGCACGTCCATCGTCCTGCGGCCGTAGCTCTCGCGATAAGTGTCGGTGGAAGCAGAGAAGAACTGCTTGGCCTTCGTACTCTCAGCCTTGTTGAAACTATCCAGCTCGCCCAGCTCAACAATCCACTTGCCCCGGATCGCCTGAAAGCCGTCCTTGTCACCCAGCGCAAAGGGCGTGTCCATAAACCACTCACCGCCGAGAATGCTCATCGCCGTCGACTTACCGGCGCCCTGTGCGCCTTCCAGAATCATCACCGAGTCAGCCTTGCAACCCGGCTTCATCACTCGCGCGACGGCCGACAACAACCAACGCTTGCCGACCTTCGAAGAGTAGTCCGTGGCCTTAACGCCCATGACATCTGTCAACCAGCTTTCAAGACGCGACACCCGATCCCACTCAAGCTTGCGCAGGTACTGCCGCACTGGATGAAACGCATGGTCATGCGCAACGACGCTCACCGCCTCGATCACATGCGAGGCTTTGACCCGCAAGTTGTACTGCTGCGCGAGCCACTTCATCACCCGCACGTCATCGATGTCCGCCCAATCGCCCGTGCTGCCGCCGTACGGTGCAGCGCGAAGCTTCACGATCTTCGAACTGAAAGCGCTGTAGCTGACGGCACCTGCCCAACGCTCATCATTGGCCAGAATCAACTCAACGTTCTGCATGTGCGCAATCAACGCACCGCTTTCACTGCGGGCCAGCATATCCTTCCAGCCACCAGCGGCCGGAGGCTTGACCACCGCCAACACCTGACGACGCACCGCCTCCAAACCTTCCGCGACATGCAGATCATTGAAGTCGGTCCACTTGTCTTCCCGCTCGCCGGAAAAGATCGGCGCGACCACCTGGCCACCGACAATCAGCGCCGCGTTGTTCGCTTTCTCTTCACCAGGGTTCCAGGCATCACCATTCGGCTTCGTGGTCTTCCAGTCATCGTCTCGGCAAATGATCAGCGGGCAACCGGCGAAACGCTCGCGCATGGCCTTGCATACCACCAACAAATTGCCCGCATCAAACGCAATGGCTACGGTCAGTGACGTGGCCATATGCAGACTCGCGCCGGTCGCGTAACCCTCACACACCAGCACCGGCTCACCCGGATCCGGATGCGGCCCGATCAAGTGAAAAGCGCCCTCCTTCGACATGCCGTAAGGCCAATAGGACTTGTCCCGACCGGTGTCCTCTTGCTTGGCCGGGAACACCACCTGCAGGCCGACAATCTCGTCCCGCACATTGCTCATCGGCACCAGAAATGCACCAGTACGCGGTGCATAACGAACGCCGATACCCACAATCTGCTTACGATCCAGATAATCGCTACGGCCCTTCTCCGGCATGCGCTTGAACATTATCGCCGCCCGCTTCGCCGCACGACGTGCCGCGTTGGCCGAGATCTCAGCCGCACGGCGCTTGGCCTCTTCCTGCCGAGCGCGCATGACCTCACGCTCTTCAGGCGACATCCGTCCAGCCTTGACCTTGATCTTCTGAGACTCACCGGAACGCCAGTCGCCGAACGCACCGAAGATCAGCGTCTCGCCCTTCTCAGTACGCTGTTCGTGAACGACATACCAGCCGTTCTTTTCCTTGCCCTTATCCTGCGAAGTCTTACACCTGGTCAGCTTGCCGAACACCAACGGTTGCGCAGGCTCAAGACCATAATCCGCGAATTGCCCCAACACCTCATCGAGCATGGCGGGCCTCCCTTTGTTCCGCGACGGCAAGGCATCCCACGCACTGCGTACAGCCAGGCTGCGCCAAACGGCGAGCCTCAGGGATAGGGTCATCACACATTTCGCAGAATAGAAACGAATGCGCCGCCAAGGCAGGCTTAGCGGCGAGAAGACGTGCGGCCAGCGCTTGGTCAACACGCTCCTGCACCAGGTCATTTGCAAAGTCAGCGATGTCAGCCACGATCAACACCTCGCGTCGTCCGGTTGACAAACGTGGCGCGGTTGAACAACCCCAACAGCCCCTGAATCCCACGAAACACCTGCAGGCGAATCGCGGCCAGTTCCTCATCGGAAACCACCCCGTCGCCAATACTCTTGGCCCAGGTATCCGCCAGATCTGCCACCTGCCGGAAGTACTCGGCAATCCCGGTGGTCAATGTCTCGGGCATGTCATTGGTGTACGCCTCAGCCAGCTCCTGCCAAGTCGTGTCACCGACCAATGCATGCACCGCATCCAGAATGCGGCGATCCTTGGTCAGCTCCAGAATCTCGCCGAACTCTTGAATGTTCACCGTGTGGCTGG